CTGGCCTCTGTGATTCCCCACGTGGCCACGGCGCACAGTGCTAGAGCCTTCATCATTTCTGGCTGTAGTGTCATCGGTTACCTTCTTGGGTTGTTTGGTTTTCTTGTGATCTTCGGCCTCAAGGATCAGGCGTATGAGCCCCACGGTATTGCACACCTCAAGCATCTGCCCCGTATTCTGCTTTGCTGACTGGGCTGGGCTCTGTTTTTTTGACTGTGCAAACCCATCGCAAGCACCAGGCCGAAAAAGGCCAAAAACGAGGAAGATCACAGCGATGGCCAGGGCCATGGCTTCGAAGCATTCACGGGCCATTGTTACCGCCTCTCATTCTTAGGATTTGCAGGATCGCCCTGCTGTCACCCTCTAGCCTGGCCAGAAGCTCTCTCTGCCTTCTGAGCTCGGAGCGCACATCTTTAATCTCAGCCTTAGTCTCTGCGGCTGTATCGCGTGCCTCTTTGGCATCAGCCTCAAGAGTGGTCATCTTGGTGGCACCAGCTGACACGGCTGTGACCAGTGCAATGATCTGCCCAATTTGGAGTGTCATGCTGGTGGGCTTAATTGGGGTATTCATCGGCGCACCCTTTCAAAATGATGCGGATCGGGTGTGCTCCAGCGCCCTCCCCAAGACCAGCCCCTGTCCTCAAATGCGTTGATGAAGATCTCACCCTCAGGCGTGAATAGGGGGCCATCACCCTCAAGCGTTCCATAGGGGTGGAGATGCCAGTCAATATCTACCGCGATCCCATAGGCGTGCATTGATGGATCACGCTTGGGATCCCACATCTTTGTACGGGCTACCCATGCCCAGACCTTGGTAGGGTAATACCCAGACGCGCCAGAGGCCTCAGCCATAATCTTGGTAAACTCGTCAGCCACATACTTGTGTATGTATGTGTACTGGGTTTGATCATTGAACCAGCACTTGACTATGTGGTCTTTTACCCATTTCTTGTCTTGGATGATTGCCCCTGGTTTTTTGGGGTCGGCACGATAACCAAACTCACCATAGACCCTGCCCACATTCCTAGGGCTTGGGATTGGGACAATATCAGGCGGGGGCTTTCTGCGTGTCCGCCTGGGGGCCTTCTTAGGCTCTGAGTGCAAGCCTAGGCGCTCCTCAATGGCGTCAATTGTTTTGGGGCCTGCCAAGCCATCAGCCTTGAGCCCAGCCTCTGCCTGTACCTGCAAGGCTCCCAGCCTAACAAGCTCACCCAGGGGGGCACCCTCAAGAACACCCGCAGCAATCTGCCTAGCGTTCCATTCTCTCTCGAAATCATCACCCTTACTCATTGTGGATCTTCCCAGATTGCCAGGCTTTTAATGTTTGCGGCTGGAGATGTGATCCCCATGGTTGAAACGGCTTCTTTGTGACTGATGACACCAACAGAGATGTGGGCATCTGCACACATTGACATGCGTGAGGGGGTAGTCACCGTGAGATAACCACTCACCACCACTGTCTGCGAATTGCCAACGGTGAGTGCCAGCGTACTCACAGAGCTCTGGTCAAATCTCCCGGCGCGGCCAAAGGCCTCACCAGCTGGACCAGCAACAAAGACTGCAGTGCTAGTGGCCTCACCTGTGGCCTCAAGTTCAGCCACAACCCTCAGCCTCAGCCCCCTTGGGCAGTTCCGTACAACATGGGTACCAAACAGGCTGAGATCTTGTGGTCGGATTGTGGGGGTTGTCTTGTGTGTAGTCAGTAAGACTGCATCAAGAATACTGATAAAGCGGACAGTTCCCCAGGCTAGGATTGGCTTTCTTCTTTTGTCTATGGCGCTCAGATCATTGAGCAGGGCCATGCCTAAAGCAGCGCTAAAAGGTGCCCCTGTGCTGCTGGCCTTTTGACCGATTGGCACCAGCTGTCCACCACTGCTGGCCACGGCTCCTGCCGGCAAAGGGGATGTCAGTTGCTTTGAATAGATATGGACAGAGCGAATCAGAAAAAATGTCTCATCATTTGACCCGCCAGAGACATGATCGGGCCAGTCTACAACTAGATCGATCCGCTGATACTCAGAACCATCAAAGGGGATCGTGATGTCAAGACTGACTACCGATGGGCTATCCAGGGTCCTGGTAGCATCAACGTTGATTGCTCCCAGTACAGTTGATCCAATCTTCAGGCTAATAGTCCCGGCCACATTGCTGCCTGGGCTTGTCAAGCGGCTAAACCTGATAGTAGCCCTGGCTGATGTGTGAGCAGCTGTAATCTGAGGCACAAACCAGCTGCAGAGAGTGCCCTTATTCCCAACCACTGAGGCTAGCACCTGCCTGCATACTGCAGCCTGACCAGTGAAGCTCTGGCTTACCAATACACCTGACCCGTAAGCGTGCGAGGCATTCACGGCGCTGGCCAGAGTTGGCATCAGTGCCGCTGTGCTCTCTGTACCCACTGCCACGCTGATGGGGTTGGGGATCGTTGTGTCAAAGGGGTATGTTGCCAAGTGTCAGCCTTTTTTTGCCCGTTCTCATTCTAGTCACAATTGCACAAAATTGGAACACGTGAGATCATGGAAGGCATAAAGGTGGTGTACTGTGGGCTACAAAAAGCTCAAAAAGCTCAAGGCTGGGAAGCCCTGGAAACGGGATCACAGCTTTAATGTGGGAACGTTCGCTGTGAACGTCATAGCCCATAGGACCTTTGATCAAGGTAAAGACGTTAAAGATCGAGGGTTTAAGCCTTACAGCAAGAAAGCGATCTACATCCCCACCAAGGGCGTCATGCCCAAGCCTAAGGGGGGCAAGCTCAGCCGGACAGGCAAAAGCATGCTGTTTAAGCGGGGTTATCGTCAGTACAAGTTTAGAGCCCTTGGATATGCACGTGTGACCCTCACGGCCTCTGGCGCTTTGCGTCGATCTTTCAGGGTTCTCAAGGTCAGCAGAAAACGGGATCAGGTCTCGATTGGGATAGCTGGTGATCCTCGCCTCTATGGCCTGGCCATAAATGAAACCCGTGAATGGATCGGAGTTTCACCCAAGGACCGGGCCAAGATCCGGCGATACTTCAAGAGGGTTGTCAATATGGTGTTTCGGAGGCCTAAGCGGTGAACTTTGATCAGGTAATCAAGCATGTGCGGGCCTCTCTCAAGAGTTTACCAGCGGCCACGGTGACCAAGTTTGTGGTGCCCCGTGGCGCATTCTCTGATGCCGATTCACTCTCTGGGCGAGGCAGCCTTGAGGAGTTGGTTGGTCATAGCAGGGTATTTGAGTTGGCCACCGAGGACACACAGAGCGAGCCGGTGAGGCTTGGTGGTGAGGCTCCCAGTGGGTACACCGATATCATCCCAGTGCGGGTCCGGTATGACGGCGGGGGGAACGTTGATCGGTCTGCCTTGATGGCTGAGGTAAGAAAAGACCAGCAGGCACTCATTGACGCAATTTTTAGATCTGGCTGGGCAAATGTTGGGGGTCTCGCCCACCTCTCAGCAGAGCCAGGCGAGATCAGCTCTTTTGAGCTTGGTGATGACAGCGGGCGAACTTTCGAGGGGCTGATCTCCGTGATCACAATCACTGCCTCTTATGACCTTTAATCTTTAGGAGTTAAGACATGAGCGGCAAGAGCTCAAATATTTATTCAGTTTCTGTGGCCATCAGCGCTGCAGGGTCTGCAGACGCAGACAGCAACCTTCTACCTCAGATCCCAGCCAACCCAGCTGCAGGGGCTGAGGCTACGATCAATCAATTTGCGGGCATGGCTACCACGCGGGCAAGCGTTGAAGCCTTCACCGCTGGCTCTGAGGCCTTCCATCAAGAGGATCATGGTGGGATGACCGCAGGTGCTCAGATTCCTAGTCCTATCGGGGTGGTCAATACCACTGGATCTGAGAAGTTTAACGCGCCTGTCGATACTTTCATTAGAGCCTTCTATACGGATGATGTCTCTGTCAGCCATCGCTTCAGGACGGCTGCAGGTGGTGACCCTCTCAAGTACGGCTTTGGCCGAATCCTCAGCACCTCTATGGGGCTTCATGATCCAGGCAATGCATCACCCACCTCAATTGCTGCCAGTGAGAACGCGGTTGGCGCTGACGGTGACACCTTCATCGTGAGTGATTCTGATGCCGGGTTTCTGAAAATAGGCGCTCCAGTGAGAAGGCGAAAAACCAACGCCATTGCACATGAATATGCCGTTGTCACAAGCATGAGCAGTGATGGTACTGACACCACTGTCAAGGTTCACCCACGGTGGACTAGCCAGGTGATGCAGGGTGATGCGATAGAGCTTTGTTATGCCTTCTATCCTGTCATTGGGGCGGCAAATGCAAAGTCACTTGATTGTTTTGTGAAATTCTCCATGGGCGGCAGCGGGACAGACGCATCAGTTGAGCGTGTAGCCTGCTTGGCTCGCTGTTCCGGCTTCAGCATCTCTCAAGACAACCTAGGTGCCAGCCTCACCATGAGCGTCAAGCCTGGTGTTGTAGTCACCAATGATGGTGCCTCAGCTGAGACTGTGGCCACGGCTGAGCCCCCTGGAAAGCTCGCCCAGATGCGTTATGGGGCGCGGGTCGACTTGGCCGCCAATCACACGGGCGCTGCCGCTGGTGGGGTCAGCCTAGCGCGTACTGAGAAAGCTAATTTTGATTGGAGCTGTGACGTTGAATTTGACATTGCCCCCTCATCTCCCTCGACCACTGGGATTTTACGCAGCACAGCGGCTGAGGTTAATGATGCTCGATGCACCGTATCCCTCACCACTGAGGCAGACACAGACCTACAGCGCATGCTGGTGGGTGAAGAGCGCAGGACCCTTATCTTAGGAATGGGGCCAAGCAGCACCAGCGGTGGTCAAGGCGCGGCATTCATTCTTTTGAACGGCGGGCGTGCAGATGGGGAGAGCAACCCAGTGGCCGGTGATGAGGGACGCATCCAGCAGACAACTCAGCTGATGGCAATCCAAGAAAGTGGGATCGCAAATCTCACGGGTGTGGCAGCTGGTGACCTTGCACTTGCCAAGGCCCCTTTCATGTTGGTTCTACCAAAAAAGGCCTAAGATAAATGCTTAAAAAACTCACCAGTGTTGGAGGGGCTGAGAGGTTAGTGCTGCTCTGTGATTCGGCTGTCTGGCAAGCCCAGATTGCTAAGGCTCGCAGGCTGGTTGATGCTGACCTTGAAGATGCCAGTGAGAACGACCTTTTAGGTGAGATGCTGCGTGCGGTCCGGGCTTCTGCTGGACCGGGCGCAGACATCACCAAGGCTTTAACAGCCATAAGGGTTGCAGGCGCCGAGGTTATCACCAAGATTTTTGAGGGAGAGGAGCAAATCAAGGCAGCGGGCAAGCTGCGTGATGCTCTCTCTGAGGAGGATATGAGGACAGCCCTGGCATGGGTGAGGGCACAGGCAGCGGCTGCCCAATATCGTGAATCCTCAGACCTCACAGACTTGCTTGACCCGGACCCAGCAGAGGCCACGGGTGTGCACATTAAGCCACTGACAAAGGAGAGCTTGAGGAAGTTTGATCGAGGTTACAGGCTCAAGCCTGCCCTTGGTGAGCTCCAGTTTTCAAGGGCCTCAGATGTGGCAAGGCGTGCACAGCGGAGGGGGGAAGATGCAGGTGAGGCATACAGCTCATATGTGTCAGCTCTCCCGGCCAAAGATCAAAAAGCAATAGACGACTTTGAAAACTGGAGCTTTGATCGTGATTGTGAGTTGTTCTCTTTGTCTGTTGAGGAGGTGGGAGGCTTCCCCCTTTTCATGGAGGGTGGACGGTTTCCGGTTGCTGAGTTCATCAATCAGTGTGTTGAGGCTGAGTCGGTTGTCACTGAGGTGGCTAGGCATGTAAGGAACCTTTCAACCCTGGGAAAACCGGGGGCCTGCTCTGCGCTCTCTATGCCTGGCAAGGGCGTGCCAGAAAGCGGGCAAAGAGCCCCGCAGACGGCTGGGCCTGCGGCCAATGCACAGGTGATGGAGTCAGAGCAAAGCAGGCGGGCCTAATGGAGGCTAGGGGCAACTGTGGTGGTCCTCTCAGTTCGGCCCTGCCAGGAGCAAGGGCGCGGCTGGCTTGGTGTCCATTCAACGCAGAAATGATTGAGCTCGGAGCGGTCATTTCGGTGGATGAGATCTTTGGGGCGGCCTGCCCATCGGAGGCCTTCAGGGGCTTTCACAGTCAGCCTGATGAGACGGGTGAGATCGTGTTCTTGGAGGTGGACCGTTGTCCACTCTCAATGATTGATTCCGGCTCACCACAATATCACTCAGGGTGGGTGGGTGAGGTTGCTGACACACTGCTTGAGATCCAAAGCGGTATCCCAAGCACCTGGATGACGGAGATGCCAACGGCTGTGATGAGAGACGGGATCGTCTCCATCAAGGGCCAAGTTGATTCGGCGGGGGCCTACAAAACACGCACTGAGGAAAGCTGGTAGACCATGGCCATACAGTCAACAGAGGTCCTTGAGATCAAGATAGATGGGCTTGATCTTGTCACTGAGGGCTACCGTTCAATAATCCGAATGCAGCAGCAGCTTGAGGGCTCGACTGCAAAGACTGACAAAGCGGTTGAGAGGAGTGCCAGCGGGTTCAGCAAGTTCCAGCAGGGGTTGATCACTGTGGGCTCTGCTGCTCAAGTGCTTCAGTCTAGCTTTGCTGCACTTCAGCGGGCTATCAGCACAGTCAAAGCCCCGGTCAATCTGGCCATCGATTTTGAGCGCTCATTCTCACGCATTGAGACACTGCTGGCTGGGCCTAAGGGGGCTTTTGATGACCTCAGGCAGGGGTTGCTTGAGCTTGCCAGCACCGTGCCTCAGACGGCGGGTGATATTTCAACCGCTGCTTATCAAGCAATATCAGCCGGGATCCCACGTTCAGAGGTGGTGGGCTTTCTAGAAGCAGCATCAAAAACGGCTGTAGCGGCGGGCGGCAGTCTCACACAATCAGTTGAGCTTTTGACGGCTGCCACCAACGCGTTTGGGGACCAAGGGATCGACGCTCAAAAGGCCTCTGATATTTTCTTCAGCACGGTGCGTGAGGGTGTCCTCACAATGGAAAGCCTGGGCGGTGTCTTTGGTCAGGGTGCGGCTCTATCTGGCTACGGGGTGTCCCTAGAAGAGATGGGGGCCAGCCTGGCAGCGCTTACCAAGCGCGGGATCCCAGCCAGCGAAGCTATGACTATGCTGAATGCTGTGGTGAAGCTCATAGCATCAGATTCGATGCCTGGGGCCAAAGCTATGCAGAAGCTAGGCATTGAGACCGGCGTCACAGCGCTGCAGAGCAAGGGCCTGACAGGGGTGCTGGAGCAGGTACTCGAAAAAACACAGGGCAACACAGAGGTGATCAACACCTTTGGCCGCAGGGCTGAGGCCATCAAAGGTGTGGTCAATCTTCTTGCCGGTGGGATGGAAAACTACACTAAAGCGCTTGATGCCAATCGCAATGCAGCAGGCTCAACCGCTGACGCTTATGGCAAGATGAGTGCAGACACACAGGGGGCAATAGATCGCTTCAAGGCGCTCTCTGAGGACATTCTTAGGCGTATGGGCGAGAGTGTATTGCCCGCTGTCAATGATGCTCTTCAGAGGCTTTCTCAGTGGGTGGCAACTGAGGGACCTGCTATGGCCAGCAGATTTGCTGACATTGCTGAGACCTTCCTAGAATTTGGCGTTTTTATCCTTGAGAATAGCGGCAAGATTATGGCGGCCCTGAAGGGCATGTTTGCTGCTGTGGCCTTAAACCAATTCGCGAGCTCAGTGTCTCAAGCCAGTGAGCAGCTCACCAAGTTTGCCGCAGCTTCAGCGGCTGGCTCTATGGGGTTTGGGGCCAAGATCACAACGGCCCTGAGGTCACCTGGTGTCATTGGTCCGGCGTTGGTTGCAGCGAGTGCCCTGGGTGCTCTTATCGGCAACGCGATCGGTGAGCGCATGGCTGAAAGCTACAGCCACCACACTGACAGGCTAGAGCGAACCTTCGATGATTTTGAGGCCAGGGTCAAAGAGCAGCAAAGTGAGCTTGATCAAATGCTCGCAGATCGCGGGCAGTCCTCGATTGAGGACAGTGGCAAGATCTTGGCTCAGGCCCGCACGGGCGAGCTGGTACCCATCGCAGAGAGGCAGGGCAGGCGTGATGCAGATGGCCGGAGAATTATAGACCGGGCTGACTATGTGACGGCGGGTGAGATGGTGAGGGGCAGGGGTGAGGCGGCTGCAATGGACGTGGCCATAGCCCGTGCCAATGAGGCCCTTGAGAAAGCCAAGACTCTGGAGGCTCAAGCCCAGCAGATTACACGTGAGAGCCAGCTTTTGGGTGCAGATTCAGAGGCGCGGATCAGGGGTGTGGGTCCGATGCAACGGCCTTTTGAGCGCAACCGGATTGATAAAGAGTTGAGCGATCTGGCTGTGGCCTTTGATGACACACAAAAGGCGGCCAAGGCTGCACGGGAAAGCGCATCTCAGATCGTTGCAGCCACTGAGAAAGCGATAGCAAATCAGGGCAAGCGCTCACCAGCTGTCAAGCCCACGGGGTCACCTAGGGCAGCGCTCACGGATGACCAAAAGAAAGCTATTGTAGAGAGGGAAGCCCAACGGGCACAGCTGGCACAACTAGAGGCCCAAGATCGTGTGTTGATGCTCAAGGCTCAAGGTAAGCATGATGAGGCTGAGCTTGAACAGATGAGGCTTCACCACACTGAGCAGATTAAGCAGAGGCACGCTCTAAAGGGTGAGCTTGGAGCCATGCTGGAAAGGCAGCACGCAGAGGAGCAGGCCCTCATTGAGAGGCAGGCTGAGGCCAAGCGATCCAAGTCAGCTGAAGAGGCAGAACGTGAGCGTCAAGATCGAATGAGGCGGGCTGAGCAGCTGGCGGCCCTGCGGTATGACATTGGCCAGCGTAGGCTCATGCAGGGTGGGAATGATTACCAAGCCCAGCTTAATGACCTCAACCAGCAGCACCGAGCAGAACGTGAGCTTGCCCAGGGGCAGGCAGATCTATTGCTTCAGATTGACCAGTACTATGCAGAAGAAAAACGCCGGCTAGTTTGGCAGGCCCATGAGGCCACTATCCAGGACATTCAAGGCACGGGCCAGGCGGTGGGTGGGTCAATAACCTCAATCATGGGCTCACTCAGCTCAATGAGACAGGCCAGGCTTAAGGCAGCTAAAACCGATTTACAGGCTGGCAAGATTTCCAGACAGGCATACGAAGAGCAGTCAAGAGCGGCCTTTGATGCAGAGAAAAAGGTGATCATCGCAAAGGGGGTCATGAGTGGCTTTATGGCGGCGACAGAGGCAGCCCTAGCCCTTTCTGCTTTCGCGATCGGTAATGTTCCGGGGGGTATTGCTCACACTGCTGCCAGTGTAGCTCATGCTGCCAACGCGGCACAGTCAAGCGTGATGGCTGACGCGGCTTACCGTGCCGACTCATCACCGATTGGGGGGTCAGCTTCTGGGGGGTCAGCCAGTCAGGGTCCTGCACTTGGAGCTCAGACAATGGGCGGCAGCGGCACACAGCCCTCAGACCTTGAAGAGAGGCGAGGGCCTAGCATCCAGTTTGGTGACATCGTTTTGAGTGATGTGCCAGCCCTGCTTAGCTCTGATGGAGTCAATCATCTGGGCAGGCAGATCGCGCAGAGCGTGACAGATGAGATCAACAGACAACAAGAGATCCCCGGTGGGTTTCGGATGAACGGGGGCTAAGATGCCAAACGACAATATCACCAGGCATAAGCCAGCTCTCTCAGGGTCCTTTGATGCGAGTGAGTACGCTGGCAAGGAGTTGTTCCAATACGACGGCTCAGCGGTCATCCTGGACGCCTCAGCGGGGCGCTTTGATGATTTGCTCAGCTTTCTTCATGGGTACGGGTCAAAGGCTGGCCAAGATCTTGGCTCACTGGCCACTGCTGCTCTCAACACGGCTGGCAAATCTGGCACCCTGGGCATCGGTCTGAACGCCTCAGATTTTGTGGCCATCACATACACAGAAAGCGGTTTCAGTACATCGGCAAATTTTGCCACAGCCTCACTGGGTCTGAAGGTTAACACAGCTCATCAAACTCTCAGCGGTGTGCATACGGTGACGGCTGACACTGAGTGGGATCGCGGCCTTTTTGATATCGGGTCAACAGGGATCTCATTGGTGGTGGATGGGTCGGCTGTGTCTCTAATTCCAAACAATGGCAGCTGCACACGTCAAAGCCTGCCTGTGTGGCTAAACACCAGGACCCTCACCAATACCCTTGAGGATGCATTGCCAGCCGGCTCAACCTGCTATGTGATGCCCAGTGGGCAGGTGGCCCTTGAGCTCATTGGGTCTGGTGCTCTTCCTGCTGTCTCTGCTTGGGCGGCTGCAGGTAAGGCACTGTGGGCCAAGCTCGGCGGTGATGGCTCTGAGGCCTCAACCAATGTGGCAGGCAGCCGGCACAGGCTTGTGAGTGCTGGCCCAGCTCATCCCTTTCTAGCCCTGGATCGTCCATACGTAGAAATGAGGAGGATGACAGAGGGCAGGGCAGATCATGTTCTTTTGGCTGATGGTTCTGTCAGCTCTGCAAGTCTTCCACCGGCTCAAGGCTGGCTATTGACACTCAGGATTCCAGGCGCGGCGATGGGGCCAACGGGCAGCAGAGAGAAGCACCTCAGGGAGTTTTGGAAGTATGCCGATCATAAGCTCACATTCTTTCCCCAGTGGGGAGATGGACAGAGCGCAGCAGCGGGCAGCATTGAGACCCGCAAGCACGTTGATGCCTCATCTGTGGTGGGCTCTGCAGCGTACACAAACACAGTCACAGCAGAGGCTGACAGCCCTGGTGCCCACTATGTTAAGCGGAAGGGTGGACGGCTGGCATTGAGAAGGCATCCCAATGATGAGCAGAGCAGGGCTGAGGACTACGGTGGCAGGGCTCTCGATGTCTTTCAGGATATCAAGATCAGGACCCTGGATGATCCAAGTAGGTAGGCCAGTGGTTTAAATTCTCTCGGATCTCCTGGTAGCGCTGCGCGGGTGGTGGCTTGAGGTCCCTGGCAACTCGCAAGCGGTAAATGAGGCACCCACCCCCAGCACTTAGCTGAGCATCATAGGCCCCGGCTGGGTTGTTTTGGAGGCTTTGCCTGTGATGGAGATCGACCTTGCCAAAAACAGCTAGAAACTCAGCCCCTGTGCACAGCCCCTGTGCTTTTTTTTCAGCATCTGCAAGCCTCTCTTGATGTAAGAGATCGAGAGCTGAAGACTTATGAAGGGGGTCTTTAATGGTGAGCGCTTCTTTATGCCTAATGTCAAAGGGGCGGCGATCACTGGTATACATTGGCTTTGTTGCTTCTGATTCCTCTGAAATGTCAACAAGGTTGCGTACACCCACTGGCTCAAGATGTATGCCCATACATTCAAAGCATGGTGAGCACATCACCCTGTATATGTAAGCCTGTGATCTTACGATGGCCTGAGCGCACGCTTCCGGTGTCAGTCCGTCAAGGTTTAGGCCCATCACTGGGAACATGTGACGATCTCAAAATGAGTGCCTAGTTTGATAAGCGCAACCCATGGGGCGGCATCAATGTCTGAAGGGACATCGGCGCAAAACATGCCCACCCCTTTGCGGTTCAAGGTCTTAGCTCTCCACCTGGCAGCCGACAAGTATAACAAAACCTCAACAGCCGCAGCTGAGTGCGAAATGTTAACGCGGGATATTTCACAAAGCGCTGCAATGCTTTCGATAGTAATATCCCTTTTTTGAGCTTTTGCCGCCTGCTCACAGTGGTCAATCAGAGCCTGAGCAATCTGACGTTTATGGCATGGCCAGACACCTAAAAATTCAAACTCAACCCCACCACAGTGAAGAATCATCGCCCCCCCTATCAGATCACCTTAAAACGGGCGACCGTTAAAACTCTGTTTTTTTTGCGGTGGTGCTCACACACCAGTGATTTCAAAGTTGTGCCCGCTATCTGGCCGGCTGTGCCAATCGGCTGTGACGTCTAGCGGGCAACATCATCTTTCCACTTGTTAAACCACGTGTCACAAAGGAGCTCACTCTCATTGAGCTTTTCAGCCAGTGACGTGATCACTGTTGCATAAAAGTGGCTCAACTGCTGAGCCCCTTTGGCTGTCCCCCTCATTCTGACAGACTGCAACACGGCCCTTCTGATCAGTTCCTCAGCCGGCTGGCTCACGTGGTCTTGTGATGATAGGTGGCACGTTTGAAATGCAATTCTGTCAACGGCTTCTTTGATGGTGATGACCTCCCCCATGCCTCTGGGCTTAAAATCAACGCTTGCATCAGGCGGATCAAAGTCTCTTACCTCATGTGCGTCAGCCCCGTCTACAGCTGGCCTTGGCCTCATCTTGCTTGGAAAGTATGTCACTGGCTGCCCTTCTAGCGTGCCCCCTTAGTATAGCACGCCTTTTGTCCCTATGATGTCCCAACTGCAAACGGTGCCCATAAAAAGCTCTTTAATATTGAGGTTTTACAGCTTTGTGCAATATCTCGCCCTCAATTTTGCTGCAGTTTAATGGTTCCCCGTTTTGTGGTGTAAGTGCCTAAAATCATTATGTCTGTTAGTTGCTCACGGTTTCTGCTTCTTGCTGCTTTGTGGTCCCGTGTTGTCCCTATGTTGTCCCAAAAATCGATCTGACCCATCCCATGAGGCCTCACCGATTGGGACAATCAGGCCCACAGCCTGGCTCATGGCCCCCCACAAGAATGAGGGGTCAACATATACATCATGCATACCCGTGGAGCGACCACACAAGAGCTCTACAGCCCAGCGGTCTGCGCCTCTCATTACAAGTTCAGAGGCAAACGATTTACGGAAGCAGTGAATAGGCCTCTGCTTGTAGAGCTCAGGTGGTAGACCTGTATCCTCCCAGTGACCTGCCACACCCCTGCTGGGTATGGTGAGGTTGATAGGTAGTCCCCTGGCCTCTCTGACCTCATTCTTTGCCCTGCCAGGGTAGTCAATCAGGTGGCCCTCTCGCCTTCCCCACGTAGCCAGGTCGGCAATGAGGTGGGAAGTGACCGGGATGATGCGGCCTCGCCTCTCCTGTCTCGTCTTGCCAAGCTCACCACGGACCTTGAGACTGTGTTCTTTCATGTCTACATCATCCCACTTGAGCCCCATGATCTGCCTGGCTCTCAGTCCGGTGTACCGCGCGATCGTCATTATCTTGGTGTGGTACCGTGCCCCGGTGGTGTTTTTTGATGAGGCCAGAGAGATCACGGCATCACACTGAGCCCATGAGGGTGCACGTGTCGGCTGTGGGTCCTGCTTTGATGGTAGAGGGGGGCGAACAAAGCGGGGGAAGCTCTCACCATGATCCTCGCTCTCACACGCCCATTGCCAAAACATCAGAACATGAACAGTGCGCGATCTGGCTGTCTCCAGCTTTACCCCTCTCACATCGCAATTCCACTGAAAGAATTGGGTGAGATTGGCACGTGTCATCAAGTCCGGTGTCAGCTTTCCCCTTGGTTTTTTGGTCCTCAAGAATCGGAGGAATAGGGACAGGGATTGCCTCCAGCCCAGCACGGTTGCTGGTTTTCTGGAAACTTTCCCCTCGTCTAAATATTCCCCGGCAATGTCTGCGAGCCTGGCTCTCAGGGTATTTCGATCTCCGGGTCTCCAGTCGATGCCACGGGCATGGGCTGCCTCAATTTCCGCTTTGATCTTGCGGGCCTCTTTAAGGCTTGAGAGTGTAATCCGGCCTTGAAAGCCCCTGAAGACATAGCGGACAGTGTACTTGAGCCCACGCTTCTGGATGTTTGCTGACACGCGGTTACCTCCCCATACCACCTGAACCACTGGTCTGGTCCACCCCTCCACCTTCTCAGGCGTCCATGACCAACGCAAGGCGATGGCACGCCATTGGCCTCAGCGGTCATCCTTAAGCGCCTCAGGGTGTAATACCCAATGCCCAGAGCCTCACAGACATCACGATCTTTTGAGAACACTGTCATGGGTCACCCACCTTAGTTGAGTGTGGCAGGCTTTCTCCTTTTGGTATCTCCACAGCTTGAGGGTGTGACGTTGGTAGGCTTCTCACTATATGACCACCAGAGCGCCACAAGTGCCGAAAAATCCATGATATTGACCGATCTAGGCGCTCCCCCTCTGCCTTTAGCTCATCAGCTAGGGCCTGAGGGATGTACACGCTTTGTTTTTTAAAAGTCATGCCACCATGCCCCCGCGTCTTGGTTCTGCAAGGTAGCCCTGAGTCTTGTATTGAGAGTCCATCCACAGCATTAATTGGCCCTCGACCATGAGAGGGTTTGAGATCCCAAAGTCTGCAACGGCTTGAGCCTGGCTAGATGTAACAGGCACTGTCACAATGCAATCAACACCGATGGACTCAATCAGATCTTTGACCGCAAAACGTGCCACCCCCATACCTCTGTACTCTTCAGCAACATCAACGCGGCCAACATGAAGCCAGCCAAAAGACATAGTGGGCTCACTAAGCGCCATTGCTAATGCTTTCAACCCTAACTCTTGCCCAGCGGTCAACCTCTGTCTAAAGGCCTTTATGAGGCCAGTGCTAGACGGTGGCAAAAACTGACAAAAAACAGCATCAGTGATTGCCCCTAGGCGTACCGTTCCACCACATGTGTGACCGTCAATCCTGACCTCCACCCTGGACGCATTAACCCCGTCAACCCCTAGACCATTGAGCATAATGCACGGATCTATCTCGACAAATTCACCGCTCATGGGTGCCCTCCTCAACCAAAAGGCTGGCCCTGGCAGTCAACTCATTAATCATGCTGAGAATGCTCGAAAGATCCCAGGCTGAACGGGCAGACGGCACAAGACTCAACTGCTGTGGTGAGCTTACAAGCTCCACCCACTCAGGCTCATCAGTAGGCGGTGACACTGTGGCGGGTGATTGCAGGGGCTCAACGTCAACTTCAACGTCACCACGCCCCAAGCACTCGTCAACATAGCTATCTGAGATCCACAGCTTAGCCTTGATCTCAGTGGCCCTGCAGCCATCTGCAGCCATGGCGATCACCTTATCCCTCACCCATGCAGGTGGTGTTCTCAGCGTTGGCACCCGACCATTGATTATCCTGATACCACCATCGCCGGCCATAGCCTTTGCCCTAAGGCCAGCGAACCAGAACACCCGATTGAGCGCGCCGATCAAATACCGCAAGTCCACAGTGGTGGCATGAGGAAACCCGCTAGCAAGCTCCGTCAACAAGCCTGGACTAGATATGTAATCACACAGTGGTGTTGACCTTAGCGCGCGGATACTACACAGGCGGGTCACTGCGTCTCTTTTCTCTCCGTGGTACCTCTTTTGTAGCCCATCAAGCCAGGCCTCGTGGCGTTGAAACTGCCTCAGGGATGCACCGTGATATTGTTGCAATTCACGCATTGTTCCAGCCCCCGCCATTGCCATTGCCATTGCCATTGCCCCACGTCTCTTGACCGGCTGACCCCCAGCCCTGCTGCTGTGGTTGCTGCTGCTGTGGTTGCTGCTGCCAGCCCCCATTGTCTTGAGGTTGCTGGTGTGGCCTGCTGTACTCTTGTGGCGTGTTGCCTTGAAAACTATCTTCAGACTGAGAGGGCTTGGGGCCATTGAAGCCCATGCTTGCGGCTGTGACTCCCCAGCTTGTACGCTGCTGCCCGTTCTTGTCAGTGTACTTGTCAGTTGTGATCCTACCCACTCCCCATACGCTTGACCCCGTTGTGAGATATTGCTCAGAGAATTCGACCAACCAAGGTGACCAGCAAGTAACTTTTGTCCAGACTGTTTTATCTCGATCTTTGATCGCGACTGATAGTGTGGCCACCCTTTTGCCTGACTGGGTGGTCCTGATCTCAGGGTCCGCCCCCAGGCGCCCAGTGAAATTGTATGCATTTAGATCGCTCATTTTTGGATCCCTCCATTTGTGTGTGTGTGTATGAATCATGCACACCTTTGGAACTTTGATCAAGCATTTTGTTCAAATTTAGATCACGGAAAAACGGGGGCAGACAGAAAAGGGACAGACATTTGACCCAAAAAAGTGTTTACAATGGAGGATGGAGAAAAGAGGGCACCAGGGTGCCCCGAGGCAATGGAGGGAAAAATGAAGTATGAGCAGACGCTAGAGTTTCGCAGAGAGCTGGGGAGGAACATAAGGGCAACGAGGAAGACAGCAGGGCTGACACAGGTCCAGATGGTTGAACACGTGAGCTGCAACAGGCCCACCTGGTCAAAGATTGAGAACGGAGATTCAGCCATGAGGGTTGAGGTGTTCGCTGAGTTCTGCGCCGCCTTAGGTGCTGACCCCTCAGAGCTGCTACCCTCAACAGCGGGCACCCTCAAAGGTGATGATCCCTTGTCATTGCAAAGTGTTGCCCGCACAAATCAGCGGGCAATTGCCACGCTACAGCAGGCCAATAATGTGCTTGTGAGGATCAGTGGCCTTGCCCTTACCGAGGAACCGTAATATCAAAATGTATACTCAGCGCACATTTTGATCTTGCCGTGATCATCCAGAATACACTAGCCTAGATGACAGGTGCCACGGCGGTACCTGTCAGGGCTTATATTTGTACAGCTATGGAAATTCTGTACCCACCTCCATGGGTGGGCCTAGCAGCTTGAGTGCCTTGGTGGCTTTGCTTCTTTCACACCAGGGCGCGAGCCGACAAGCAGGATCCGTGAGTATTCTGGGCCTCACAAATCCACTAGGCCTGCCCATTTTTAAGGCTCAGCCATGAGCGCTGATGCCCTCCGCTGGTACTGGCAGAACGTTGAAAGCGTAGAGGCATCTTACGGGGTCTCTACTGCCACCAAGCGTCATGCCTTGCTGATAATCAGCATGAGAGCCATGGCAGAAGACAACCACACTGCAGCGCTCACAGCGGTGAAGCTGGCCACCCTCATGGGTGTCCACAGAAACCAGGCCACCAAGACTATCAAGGCACTGAAGTTGGATGGCCTGATCTTTGGATCTTATGGCTCAATCCGTATGTGTGCAGATGTGAGCAAAGTGCACTCTGACAGTGCTTTTGCGGGTGTGGGTAATGTAGGCAAAACGCACTCTGAGAGTGCAACAATGCACACTGACAGTGCTTTTGATGATGGTGCTGGTGAAAATGAAAAGCACACTCAGAGTGCATTTGAGAAAAGTGAAAAGCACACTCAGTGTGCACCAAAAGCACACTCAGAGTGCACGCATATAATAAATAATAATAACAAACAAACAACAAAGCGCGGGCATGCACACATGGGTGTGGGCACACATGCGCGTGAGGGCCTTGACCCTTTGGCCTTTCAATCGATGGCATCCACCTGGCATGCCCTCATGGGTTACTCAGAGCAAATCATCAGCAAGGCTGAGGGTGACATCTCCAAGGCTCTGAGACTGCACTCAGCTGAGGCTGTAGCCCACGGGCTTGAGAGTATCAAGACCTACATCCAGCAGAATCCAGGGGTGAGGCCTTCACCCAAGTGGCTGATTGACAGGGCTGGCACTTATCAACCGCTCAAAGCGAGATCACCGATTGAGCAAGCCCATGAATCACCAGAAGACCAAGAACACGTGAAAGCCCAACTCAAAGCAATTCAGAGACTTGGTGGGAAGCTGGCCAAGGCGGGGGGAAACCGATGATAGGGGTGCAGATGCAAAGCATGAAGGGCTCATTAGCTGCAGCCATTGAAGCGCTTGAGGCGTCCAAAGGGGAGGCCAAAAGGCGCAGGGCAGAGGAGTGGGCTAGAGATCAAGAGCTCAGGGCAACGGGCAACGGGCCACCAAAAGCACCAGAGGCTTGGAGCGCCAAAGATCTGAGATTCTTAGCCAGTGGGCACACCCTCAAGGCCAAGCGGGCTGAGAAATGGAGGCGGGGGTGTGATACCTGCTGGACCTCTAGGGCTCAGGATTCAAGTGATCACTGCATTGACTGTGGTGGGCTCTCAAGCCTGGTGCATAGATTCAATTCTGCTGGCCTTCAGTACAAATTCCAGGCCGGTGCCCCGTTTGATTGGGCGCGGGTTGAGGTGGCTGGGGGTCAGCCGGTCAAGGATTACCTTGGCTCATGGGCACAAGCGGTGGTGAGCGGTGACAGTGATGTTGGCTCAACCTGCCTGGTGGGCAAGCCAGGGCGGGGGAAGTCTGCACTAGCTCACCAGCTCTCCGTTGATGCGCTCTTTGCTGGCCACCCTGTCAGATGGGTGGGATGGGCCAAACACCTTGAGAGGATGAGGGCCTCGATGGCCGGTGATGGTCCTGCTGATGGGGTGTGGAGCTCTCTGCCCTCAAGGGGCCTAGTGGTGATTGATGACCTTGGCAGCGTTCAGCCAAAGCGGCCTGAGTGGGTGTGGGAACAGACTTGCACACTACTGGAAGATCAACCGCTAAGCGTCACCCTGCTGATCACAACCAACTGCACACCGGGTTCAGGCCCCATGGGCATGGGGCAAGTCTTTGGTGAGCGGGCGGCCAGCCGGCTCAAGGGTGCGTGCAATGAGCGCATCTTTAGCCTGGTGGGGGATGATCACAGATGCTCACTATAGGCATCGATCCAGGACTAGACGGGGCTATCTGCGCTTGCGCTGATGGTGTGCCCGTCTTTGCTGCCATCACCCCCACACTCAAGGTGCAGGCCGGCAAGAGCACCAGGAAAGTTTTTGACCCAGCTGGCATGAGGCTTGCTCTTAGAGCCTGTGTTGCTGCGGCTGATGAGGCCAATGCTGGTGAATATGACAGGCCTGACTTGATTGCCCTTGAGCTCACAGAATCAAGGCCCCCAAAGGGGCGTAATGCTTGCCACAGTCTTGGGCTATCTCAAGGCCTCTGGCAGGGCATCATTGTTGGGCTTGGCTGGAGATATATCACACCAAGAGCGGCAGACTGGATCCCGGCGATGTGTAAGGGCGTACCGGGGAAAGGCAAAGATCGGAGCATCTTAGCAGCTGGGCGGCTGCTCCCCTCACTCTCTCTTGAGAGATCAGCGAGGGCTACAAAGAAACATGACGGGCTGGCAGAGGCAGGGCTTCTATCCCTTTACGCACTGAGGGAGGTGAGAGGCATGGGAGATGGAAGGCCCATATGATGACTACCCGGATATCGAAAAATACGAGTGGTATTGGCGAAAAAAGGGGTACTGGCGACTTGTCCAGATTATCCCTGAGGCAGGTATCTGGCGAGAATTCAGGTTAATGGACGAAGACCAGCGCTGGCACTTGTATCAGTGCCACGCAGGCGTTGAAGAGCACCGGCTGTGGGCAGCTGGTGAGAGAATAGTTGATCGCATCAGTGGAGGGATATTTGATGAGATGCATTGAGAAAAATGAGCAGCATGAGCCCCTGCTCCTTGGTGGCCGGGGTATACCCGGTGAGCGCCTGGGGGCAATCTCTGGAACACAATGGGCGGCCCTTTTGGGCATGTCAAAATACAGGGGGCCTCATGATTTGTGGCTTCGTATCAAGGGCATAGAGCCTGAGATCAAAACCAATAGAGCCATGATGGAGGGCAGGCGCCTTGAGCCCATTGTGTGTGAGCTTGGAGAGCAGAAGCTAGGCGTGAGAATGCGTGAGCAGTTCCCAGAAACCCAGGCATGGGTTAAGCCTTACAGCCAATACTTCCATCACTCAATTGACCGCAGGGTCTATGACATGGAAGACAATCTCATAGGCGTATTCGAGGCCAAAACCATGGGCACTTTTGGCACCTGGGGCGAGGCTGGCCCACCAGCCTACAGGCTCCAGCTTCAATCATACCTGTGGGCAGTCCACCTTGAGAGCATGGCAGCGGGGAAAGGCCCCATTGATGTGGGCTGGCTGGGATGCCTGAACGCACCCTCTGAGGCCCTGGGCCTAATTCAGACCCCAGATGATGCCATCTTTGCCATTGAGAACGGCTGTGCCACCTATCACCTCCATCAGTTTGAACGGGATCAGGCGTTTATGGATCAGGTGATACCCTATGCAATTGACTGGTATGAGCGTCACATCATTGGCGATACACCACCAGCAGCAGATGCCTCAGACAGCTGTGTTCTTGCTTTGCGTAAACACTACGGCTGGACAGACAAAGAGATTGAGGCAGATGAAGAGATTGAAGCCCTGGCAGTTGAGCGGCTAGAGCTTGCAGATCAGATCAAAGAGCTCACAGAAAGAAAGAAACTAACAGACAACCGCCTAAGGCAAGCCCTAAGGGGCGCCAAAAAGGCCCAGAATCACCGTGTGAGCGTATCTTTAAGCAGGGTTAAGGGGAGAGCCAAGTTTGATGAGGGCGGCTTTAAGGAGGCTTATCCTGAGCTTCATGAGCAATATGTGAAGCAGGGCTCTGGTTATGAGAAGTTTACGGTGAGGAAGAGAGATGCTGGGTGAGCTTCTGCCTGAACGGCCTGAGGAGAGGCTCACCATGGTACAGGCTCTGGCTGATGAGCTGGGTCTATCCATCGGTGAGCAATACCTCAAGACTCTAGCCAAGCGCTCAAGGCGGGTGGCTGATGTGGTTGACAGGCTGAGGGCGATCAAGGTTTGGCAGGCAAAAGCGCTTGAATGATGACAGGGTAGAGGCTAGGCTCTCAGCATGTACTGTCCGTTTCATCGCGGCAGTCTGTGAAGCCTGATTCAGACTGTTCTTTGCAGGGAACGGTGGTCTGAGTTGGGCTTTCGCTTTTTTTGGCCTTCGGGCCGCCAATCAACACAACAAAATGAAAGGCCCCATCAGATATAAAAAGGTGTGATCGAATAGCTCACCCCTTTGCCGGGGTGGGCTGCCCTTTTTGTTTCGGTGTGTTCTTTTTATGTTCAGGAATGTATACTTATAGTGCACCGGTTCTCTCCGTTCGGTGCTGCTCAGGGCTCCCACTGTGGACCCCTCCCCACCAGTGGGTGTCCCTGGGCTTTTAGCTACCTGTCAAATGCTGTAGGCCCTGGCGATGTGCTCACTGTGCTGATTGATTCACCCCCACCCCTAAAGGCGTTGAAGGCGTTTCTGAGCTGCTGGTCTTGTGGCCACTTGGTATTGATCGCCCAATACCTCAAGGCGTCCATGGTGTGATCTGTCATCCCATCCTTGAGCGGTACCTCTTTACCGCTGCCAGGCTGCCACCTGTAGCCCGTGATACATGCGGCAAAGCTGCGATCGTTGAGCTCTCCACCATAGTGCCACAGGTCATGAGAGCACAGGAGGCGCCTAGTCCCTGAGTTGTCACAAATCTGACGCCACAATATCCGGATTCCAGAAAGCACGTTGACCCTCTTGGGATCATCTGTGTACCTGCACCTAAGGCCTAGCCCACCTACTGCAGGAGCCTGGCTCAAATCGTCAATGCTAGAGCTCAAGGCCCCATCATCACGCCGGTTGCGGCCTGCCCTATCCCCCACAATTGATGTGATGGGTATGGCTCCAGGCGGGGCGTCATTTCGATTGTTAGGCCACACTGGTGGGGCATTAATCTGCCTCAGGTCTTTTTTGAGTATTGTGGCTAAGTCAAAAACAGAGGCTTGCGATGGTGCTGCCTCCTTCCAAATGACTGAGACGCCGGGGCCAAGCTCAGGGGCCTGTGTTATCACGAGCCCTGAAGGGCTCCTCATACCAAAATCGACTGCCAGATGAGTGACTTGTGATGGGTCGGGGGTCCAGCCCTGAGGGGCAATGTTCCCATAGGGGTACACCTCGGGCAGCCAGTCATTGTACACGGCCCCCTCGGGCGGCTGAGGCTGGCATAGGAGGCTTTCCAGGACCTCACGCCGGCTCAGTGTCTTCATCCACTCATCGAAGGCAGGCAGGTTGGCCCGGTTCACTGAGCTGGGCGCCTTGATGGCTTTGCCGCCTGGTCTGGACTCGGAAAAACGCAGCCACCAGCTATTGTACTGGGGTTTACCGATAAGGAGGATCCTGGGCATTTTTTTGGCAGAGCGCACGCGGCCAAGCATCGCAATGGCCACCTCCTCACCAGCAGCGGCTAAGGTGTTGCACTCATCAGCCACACCCCACCCACAATCAGGCCCTTCAAGAGAATTGGCACTCTTAGCGGCTCCAGCTGGGCGCTTCCAGGACAGGATCCAAACCTTGGTACGCTTACCCCTTAGCGGAGGGCTCAACCAGTGTGGTGCAGGCTGGCCTTTGTAGGCGTGCTTGTATACCCAGCCCAGTGGGCTTAGTAGCCTCTCATACTGGGTGGCCACAGTGCGTGCCCCTCGGCTCATTGAATCAGTCACAATGAAACCGTCGATTCCAGGATTCCTGAGGTGGGAGATCTCAGCGATCATGGCGGTCAGTGTGGTCTTGCCAGCCCCCCAGCCAGCCATGAGGCCTATGATTGGATGCCTGCAGCTGTCCCATAGTGCACAGACCTTGGCCTGCATGAGGTTGGGGCGCCATTCATCATACTCAAAGAGGTGGCTCTCAGAGTTCATGCCTGCTCCCTCTCTCTGAGCTTCTGTCTAATCGCATCACCCTGGCTTTCATCCATGAGTTTAAGATCTGCAGCCTCATCCATGACCTCCTGCATGCCTGCAAAGAAGGCCACCATATGAGGAGGTGGACCAGCATCACTGCCACCAGTTGCATCGATGTGCACAAGCGGTCCAGTGGGATTGAGAGCGGTCTCTGATTCACTCATCTTCCACCACTGCATAGCCGTCTGAGTGCGAACACTAGCCGGCGTTTTGGGGTCAAAGACTTGGGCCAGCATACGGTTGAGCACCTTGACCCGTGGGTTGGCTCTGGCATAGCGCGCGGCAAACTCAAGCAAGTATTTACGCTCTTCGTCCTCATCTATCCCGGCATAGTCTCTGGCATAATGTTGGGCACCCACTTGATGGGCCTCAATGAAGCGCTCCCACTTCTTACGGTCCAGGTGAGCAGGGGGTTGCACTCGCTGGAGGTTGGGCTGCACGTCCACCTCTTTTTGAACGGTGCCCCCCTGGGCCTCTTGCTGCTTGGCTTTCCTCGCCTTTTTAGCTGCAGCCTTGGCCTTTGGCTTATCTTTTGTGAGGTACCTGTCAGCGTGCCAGGCATGAAAGGCTTTGCTTTTCTTCCACCTGTGGACGGTCCCCCGGTTTATGTTCAATGTTTTCGCGGTCATAGCGATGCTCTGGCCGTCTGAAAGCATAGCCCAGGCCTCTAATTTAGGGCCTTGAGGCGGGTTCTGGGGGGTTGCGTTTTTGTTGCTCATGGTTCTCTTATTGTGCATAAAATTAGAACACGTGTCCAACAATGCAACCCTTCAACCTATTGAGGTGTTTGGCCTTTTTGGTGTTTTCAGGGGGTTGCGCTTTCAGGGGGTTGCCCTATGGCCAAGAAAATCAAGATCTCAGAGCTGGTGCCAGACTCAAAAAATGCTAACCAGGGCACACCCCGTGGGGCAGGCATGGTGGCTGATTCTCTTAGCCGTTATGGTGGGGGGCGTTCCCTGCTGGTTGATGCCAACAATCGAATCATAGCGGGCAATACCACAGCGCAGGCAGCACTTGAGGTGGGTCTCGATGATGCGCGGGTGATTGAGACTGATGGTTCAGAGCTGGTGGTGGTGAGGCGCACTGACCTGGACCTTGACAGCGAGGCAGGCAGAGGGCTGGCCATCATGGACAACAGGGCCTCAGAGCTTGGCCTCACGTGGGATCCTGATGTGCTCGGTGAGCTCCAGGCTGATGGGCTTGACCTTGACCAATACTGGAGCCCTGCAGAGCTGGACGCGCTAGGCCTGCCCACCCTTGATGAGATGGTTGAGGGCTCCAATGGTGAGAAGCTAGGCAGCGGGGGAGAGGAGAGGCCAGAGAAGCCCACCACAAGGCGCGGAGATGTCTGGCAGCTGGGTGAACATAGGGTTATGTGTGGGGACGCCACAGACCTCAAGGACGTAGCCACGCTGATGGATGGTGAGAAGGCCCTCATGGTTTTCACAGACCCACCATACAATCACGCCTCTGAAGATACCTTGTTAGCGGCATCTATTCGCGATCGGGCTCAGCGGCTAAAGGATTCAGACTGGGATAAAGGTTTTGACATCACTGGTATATTTCCAGCCATTGACAGCCTGGCCGGTGAGGCCTGCTCAATCTATGTCTGCACCTCTCACCATCTAGCTGGCAAGATCTGGGGGTGGATGGCTGAAACATGTGGCCATAGCTCTTATTGTGTTTGGCATAAGCCAAACCCCATGCCCAGCCTGGCTAAGCGGCACTGGACCTGGGCAACAGAGCTGATTTGCTACGGCACAAGGGGCAAACATTGCTTTAATTTTCCGCCGGCTGGCCACGCTTTGAACGTGTGGGAGATCTCACGGTCTAAGGCCACCACTGAGCACCCCACAGAGAAACCGATCGAACTGGCCAAGCACGCTATCAGCCACAGCTCTGAGCATGGTGATCTGGTGGTTGATCTGTTCTTGGGTTCAGGTTGCACCCTCATGGCTGCAGATGAGACCGGGCGGGCCTGCTTTGGTATGGAGCTTGATCCCGGCTATGTGGATCTGATTGTCCAGCGCTGGGAGGCCTCAGGGGCTGAGTATCGTGAGGCCACGCTTATTACTGGCCAGACGTTCAGTGAGGCGGGGGCCGCACGTACTGCATCTGACTAGACAGATCAAGCCAAATGTTCCACAATAATGCAGAGATGTATTAAACCGGGGCACCCATGGCACAGTACAAGATGAGGGTTGATAACCTGGATGAGTTCGCCTCAACCATACCCAAGGAACTGCCCAGCAGGCCTAGTGGGTGGAGTGGGCTGCCTCTCATTAACGGGAAAGTCAAAGACAAAGAGCACCTTTTAGAGTTCTCAACCCCTCGCAGGCGGGCCATTACCGTCACAAAGATGCTGAGGACATCGGCTGTGCTGAGCATGGCAGAGGAATACCTCACAGGGCGTGTGACGGCGGTGAAGTTTCACGTTGCACGCGGTGAGGGCGTCTCAGATGAGGCGGCTGACGCCCTTGAGCTCTGGCTAGGCCTAGGTCCACATGAGGACAAGGGTGGGCACTGCGTTGCCTCGGGTACAGCAGAGACCCTGTTTAGACACATGATGTCAGCCCGGATTTATGGCAATTGTGCCATGAGCGAGAGCTATTACTACAGCAAAGATCATGGCCTTTATTTCATAAAGTTACATAGACGCCGTCAGGAATCATACGAGTCTTACATCACTGCAGATGGTGGGGATCACCTCATTGGCATAGGCCAGCGGATTGGCTACACCGGAGCAATAAAGCCGGTCACACGTATATTACCGCTGAATGAGACCCTTTGGATCGTGAATCGGCCTGACCTTGGCCACTGGGATGGGCGCTCAATCTTTCGGTCCATCTATGCCAATTGGAGATCACAGGCCCTTAGATATCGGCAGGATGACATAGCTGCTAACCATTGGGCCTCGCCTCCGATGATTGCCACCCTAGATGTTGAATCATTCAGTAGCCTAGCCAACGGCTCTGAGGGTCAGCCGGTAACCCGTGAAGACTTCACCTCAGAGATCGCGTCAATCGGCACCAAGCTCAAGGGGCTGGCTGTAGATGGAGAGGGGGCACACATAGTGCTCCCAAGCTGGTGGAAACTGGAGCCCGTCTCAACAGCCTCAGGGTCTTATGAGCCCTCTAAGATCTTGGCATCAGTCAGCCACCATGAGCGGGTCATGGCTGAGCGGCTGTTCTTGGCCTTCATGCAGCAGGGGCGCACCGGATCAGGTGGCTCATACTCAATGGTCTCAGAGCAGCGGTCATTAGTTGAGGATAGCGTTATCGATCAAGCTCAATGGCTTGTCACAGCGCTCAATCATCAGACCGTTAAACGATTTCTACAGGTGAACTTCTCCAAGCTAAAAGAAGAGGAGTATCCAAGGGTCACCTTTGAACGCTCCAGTATCAAGATCCCTTATTGGCAGCGTGATCCCCAGGCCTTCGCCTCATTCATCGCCGCTGGTGTCTTAACGCCTAGCGAGGAAGATGAGCGGGCCATCAGGGCTGCCTCTGATTTGCCAGCTCCACAAGCTGACAGCCCGAGCGCTCTAGACAGGCAAGCGCTCAAGGCGGGTGACCGGTTAGCGGTGCCCGCTGGGCAGCGTGAGGCGGCCAACCCCGGCAAAAGCAAAAAGAAACAGAACGCATTTGTGAAACGACTTATTGAGAGAGAGGAATGATGGACACCCATGAGAAGGCCATAGAGGCCCCTGAGACGGAGATTGAGGGTGAGGCGGGGGCTGAGTATCTACTTGCAGCACCTGAGCAAGAGATGAGTGATGAGGCCCCCCTGCATATTCTGCGAGTTGGACCCATCTTCGATCTTGATACGGGAAAGTTGATACTTGATGTGAGTGAGGGCCTGGCCAGAGAAGTGGCCACCACCACTCAGGCCCTGATCTCAGCCGGTGTGGTTGTGCCTATTTCAATGGAGCACGGCATTGAGAGGGCTGGACGCGGCGACACATCGGCGGACATGAGGCCTTATGGGCAGGTCCTAAGCATCTGGTATGACGAAGAGAAAAAAGGCGTATACGCCTCCAAAGAGTGGAGCAACCTAGGGCTCTCCATGGTCACTGCCTCACTCACCCCTGGTGGCTCTGCTCTCCGCATCAGCCCACGGGTCAAGGTCAAGCCGGCCTATCACCCTCAAACTGCTGAACTTTTAGGCAATGCCAGCATTGATACAGCCTCTCTGACCACTCTACCAAGACAGGATTCCGTGAACGCAGTGGGTCTGAGCCGTGAGATGTCAAGCGAAAACACTGAACAAATGTTCACAAATGATACAAAAGACGATAACCTAAGAACATCCGATCCAAGCATTGGGACGGATGAACAAACTGAGACCGGGCTCTCTGAGCCCAAGGGGCAAACAATGACCAAGAAGACTGAAAAGGCTGAGGTGGCACCTGAGGTGGACATCCTTCTAGGCCGTAACAGTTCTGAGGCCACTGCTATCCTGGGCAATTTGGGCCTGGGTGATGACTGTGGCGCTGTAGAACTAGCCAAGGCGGTTGACGGGCTTAAGGGCCAGTTGGCTGACACTGTGGCAGAGCTAAACCGGTTCAAGACTGAAAAGGCTGAGGCGGCGCTCCAGCTGCGAACGGTTGAGGCCAATGAGCTGCTAGATAATCATGAAATCAAGAACACTGCTGAGCGTGATCTGTATCTTGCTGCACTGCTTGCAGAAGATCCGGCACAAGTTGAGATGGCACGCGGTGCACTCAACCAGCGTGGGAAGCCTGACAACCAAGGCAGAATCAATGAGTGTATTGAGCTGGCTAAAGGCCGTGGAGCCCTGCCTGGTGACTTTGCTCTTGAGGACGAGGCTTTAGTCCAGAATGTAGAGACCGTGATTGCGGTTCTTAACCGGATCCCTGATGGAAACACTGTCCGCATCGGTGAGCCTGAAGGCAGCACAACCGCTGGCCTTGATGGTGACCTTGGTGAGATGGATCGGGCGGCTGCAGGCGAGGAGCTCAGCCGGCTCACTCGAATCTTCCATAATGATAACCCTAATGTGACGCGCATTGAAGCGCTGAACATCACCAAAGCTGCTCATCCTGAATTGGCACAGGCAGCCTTCAACACTGCAAAAGGAAATTAAAAATGGCAGTTGCAAGCTATGACAAGGCCAATCCAGCCAGCGTGATCAGGGACGTATTGATCGACCCGATCGCTGATGAGACTGAGGGCTACGTATATCACGAGATTTTCGGGCTCCCTGTACGGCCATCGGGCGGAATTGCACGGGGCAGAGCTATTGACATCTCTTCCTCTGGTGATGGTTCTGGACCTGGGATCCTGGCAGGTGCATTGGTTAAGCGCCACTCCAGAGATCTGCTTTCGGCTTCTGCCGGTCAGACGTCGGCAGATGCCATTGGTGCAGCACGGACAGTCAGCACCTCCTTTGGCACTTCAACCATCTCTTTTGATGTGAAGCAGTTCACTGCTTCTACCAAGGAAAACCGATCGATCCTGGCAGCAGGCATGTCAGAAGATGAGGAGCTCTATCTTCTGCGTGCTGCCGCCACGGGTTGCCACCAGAAGCTAGAACGCTATTGCTCTGACTTCTTTTTGGCACTTGCAGCTGAGAAGACTGCAGGCACTGCAGAAACTGCAGGCGGTTGGAATGAGGTTGACTGGCAGGCGGCTCTTAATGGGTCTGCTCTTGGTTCATCTAATACCACAATGGAAGTCTTCCACAGTGCAATTGAGGCCTTACGCCTCAGCGGTAATGCAAAGGTCAACTCCTGCATAATTCCGCGCCAGGTGATGAGCAAGCTGAGAAGTGATCCTCAGGTATTGAGCCGGGTAGTCAGCGGCACCAGCGGCCAAGGATTTGCCATGGTCAACGGCGTTGCAGTGGCCACCATTGATTTCGTTAAGCAGGTCTTCAAAGAGCATCTGGGCATGGAACACGTATGGGTGCCTGATGGCGTCCGTGATCCAAGTGCCAACACGGGTGACGCTCAGGCTAATGAGTACATCTGGAAGCAGGGCGGGGGTCAGCGGTGCTGGATTGGCCGTGCTGGTGAGATTGACTTCTCACTCCGTACTGGTGCAGCCCCCCGCGTTCTCTCGGGCACAGGCTCATTCTGTGCAGTATACAGCCGCTTGATGGATGTGGACATTGGGCCTGATCAACCCACGGGTGCTCAGAGCACCTTGGTGACTGTTGACACTGAGGCTCAGTTCATTGCTTTGGATCCCAAAAAGGGAACCATCTTGGACAACATGTACTAGGATTGGGGGTGGGTTATGGGACTCTACAGAAACTTGAGTTTTGCAGCATTGCTCGATGATCGGAACGTGCCTATCCAGCTTGGACAGGTGGGTGAGATCTCAGAGGCCAGGGCGAAGGCCCTAATGACCTCAAGGCCTGATGCGTCCCTTGAGCGGGTGGACTGTGAGCCTGACTGTCAAAAGTCAGACTGTGCAGAAAGCCCAACCCCACCACCACAGAAGCGGTCAACCCCTAAGCCCAAGCCTGAGCCTGAGAAGGCTGAGGCTGAGGCTGATGGGGGTTCGCCGGGGCTGCAGCAAGACACCAGGGCCAAGGCTCTGGAGCTGAGCCCAAAAGCTCTAAAAGACCTGGGACGCGCACTGGGAATGAAAGCGCGGCTCAGCGGTATCAAGGCCAAGGTTGAGGCCTGGCCTGAGGATGACCTCTCAACGCTGGAAGAGGCGCTTCAGAAGCTGGGTGGGTGATGGCAATCAGACCGGGGCTGGATAGGCTCCTAGAACGCCGTGAGAACTTAAAAGATCGAGCGGTTGAGGAGTTTGACCAGGGCATGCGGGCAGTCCATGAAAACATATCAAGAAGGATCTCAGCTGCTTGCGGATTTGATCCCGATCTAGTCTTCCCGCCCGATGGTGATGATGGCACACGTGTTGGCCGCACGCCCCTTGAGGAGAGGCTTGAGGCCCTTGATGATTTCGCACAAAGGCGAGCTGCCACACTTCTGACCACATTGGCTGAGGTTGAGGAGCTCCTTGAAGCAAGCGGGCTAGATAAAGTCAGAAGCTCATTGAGAGATACCGTGGGGACCTTAGCCGGACTGGCTGAGAATACATTCACAGCGCAGGGCGTGTCAGGTGGTGCGGGCGCACTCGACACCATAGCGGCTGAGGCTCGCCTCGGTGGCTGGTTTGAGACTGCGATTAATGAGGGCTTGCTTGGTGCACATGGGCGCACCCAGGCCCTGAAGATTAAAGAGGCCCTAAGCGCCTCACTGGGCTTCAAGCCCGTCAAAGAACTGGCACAGAACCTTGCGGCTGAGATGGATGCCAGCCTTCCCCAGAGGCTGACAGAGGCCCGCACACGTATGGCTCAAGCTGACCGAGTGGCCCACCAGATTATCACTGAGACCCTTGAGGAAGATGGTGATGAGTTCCTCATTGGCTACACCGGACCACCAGCAAACGACAAAGCGATCCGGCCATTCTGCTCTGTGCTGACTGGCAAAGCCTTTACCAAAGAACAGGTGGCCAGCCTGGACAACGGGCAGACCTCGATCACGGTGGCTATTGCCGGGGGTGGCTACAACTGCAGGCACAACCTGGTGCCAGTCTTGGCAGATGAGGAAACCCTCCAAGACCTAGGCCTAATACTAGGCACAGACGAAGACATTGATGAGGCCAATGGGGCAGCGGCCAAAGCGCGCAAGAGAAAGGGCAGAAAGTGAGCATATTTCAAGTAGAGCTAGGGCGGGCGGCTGACTTTCGTTTTGAGCCCCAGGCACCCCCGCAGTCGGCGCCTATAATGCAGGTCTATGGCGGCCCAACAGGAGCCTTGGCCCTCACGGTGAACCTCACGGCTGAGAAGCCAGATCGAAGCATTGCCAGCATCATTGACAGGCACACCCTTGAGCTGGTGGCAGATGAGGACACCATGACCGGTCACACTGGTGACATCATGGGGAACTGGTTTTTTAAAGCTCATGGCCTGGCCCAAGTGCGTGTCAACATTGCCTCATTCGACGCAGCAAACAACCGCGCACACCTATCTGAGCCCCTACCTGAGAACGCCGTAGGCAGCCTCTCAAGCGCTGGAGCGCTCACCTCAGGGGTATGGGTCACAGAATTGGCAGCCGGGGCGTTAGGGGCGTCTGTAGACCGTGGGGCCTGGTACAAAATTGAGTATGCACTTGATCCAGACTTTGCCGGGGCAAGCGACAAATCAACCCAGGTTTTCTACTGGTCAGAATCTGGACGAATCAGGGTAGTTAAAAACAAATTTTCAACCGGCCTCACTCACACCCAGCTTGCTGAGCTGGTGCCCCAGTTTGCCTCAGCCCGGCCACCAAACCGGGACACCTGGCAGCCCATGATTGATGGGCTTGATATCATCAGCCTAGTTGAGAGCTATTTGCCATCAACGGTTTATGCTGATCAATGCCTTGGTGAACAGTTCAGGCAGGCCCATGCCTTTGCTGTGGCTGAGCACTGTGCACGCCTGGGCCTCTTAATGAATCTCTCTCCTGATGATGCCAAAGAGATGGCCCATCAAGAGTTTGCACGCCAGGCTCAGCGGGTCCACTTCATCGATCTTGATGATGACGGCTCAATTGATTCTGGTGAGCTCGCTTATGCCTCTGACTCACGGGTAGGGCTTGCAGCATCTACAGCGGCATCAACCTTGCAGGATTACACAGACGGCAAGAGGTACCAACCCAAGATGAACAACGAGGATGACAGATGAGCATAGGACGTGACTACGAGGTCGGCGGTATGGGTGCAATGCGCCTGGCCTACGACTCAAGCAGCTGGACAGAGATTGACCTTGAAACTGTGGCGGTGGCCAATTCCATCACCCCCAAAGAGGCGGGTAGTGATTTGGCCTTTGTGTATCTGGAAAACATGAGCGCCAGCATTTTAGGCATCAGGCTGAGAGAGCCAGGAATGGCCGATCCAGCATACACAGATCGAAGCATTATTATCGGCAGACACGCCCAGTTTGATTTGCCTAAGGTCCGAGGCCTAAAGCGTATCTGGGTCAAAGCTGCACCGGCTCACAGCGGCACAATTCAAGTGATGGTGGGAAGCTACAGGATCAGCCAGCTGGCTCCATGGTGAGCTGAGAAGGTAGGAGGGGCGAACAATGGCCAAAGGGCGATATGGGTTAACCAAGGGGGTGACATTCACCCCCGATGATCTCACGGTCTCTGGTGGTGATTTAATCGGGTCTGATTCTGGGGCGGATACGAAGATCACGCTCATTGAATCGAGGGCCATCCTGGTGGTTGATGGTGTCTCCAAAGTTGACTGTCAGCCAAGCTTGGTGAGCGTCGATGGTGACTTAACGTCTACCGGTAGAATCACGGCCCTTGACCCGTTAACAGATGCACACCTTGTGACAAAGGGGTGGGCAGTCGCGAACTTGGCCAGCAGCGGCCAAGGCGGCTCAAATGTTGCAACGCGAACAGTGGGCCAGGCTGACAGCCCGGTCACTGTTGCAACATCTGACTTTATGATTTTTGCGGACCCTTCCAGCGGGGCTCTCACCATTAACCTGCCAAGCCCCACGGGCCTGGATGGTAAGCGGTTTGTGGTGAAGCGTACAGCGGGCGGGTCAAATTCGGTGTCTATTGTCGGGGCTATCGATGGAGGGGCGAGCCTTAATCTTAGTGAGCCGTATGCTGCAGTTTCTTTAATCTGCAACGGCTCTGAATATTTTATCTGGTGAAGCCCACCAGCAAGGAAAATGAATAAATGAGTTACAAAATTGGACAGGTCACAACGGCCCGATTGGCTGACGACTGCATCACCTCGGCCAAGCTGGCTGATGACTCGATTCTTTCGGCTGCCATCGCAGATGATCAGGTTGTCAGTGCAGCCATCGCAGATGATCAGATTTTAGCCGCAGCGATTGCAACCAATGCGGTGGTTGCTGATGGTCTTGCAGATAATGCCGTGGACAGTGCTGCCATTATTGACGGGGCGGTCCTATCAGCCAAGCTAGAAGATAACATCTCTGTGGCTGGGAATCTTGTAGTAGCTGGCAATCTGTCAGTAACAGGGAACGCATCGGAAATCCATCTTGAGGAGCTCAAGATTGATGAGGCCACGATGACCCTTAACCGTGAGGACTCAACCACATACACCAGCTTGGTGTCAGCCGGTGACATCGGCTTGATCGTCAAAGGCGGCTCTGATGAGGACGTCAAAATGGTGTTTGATCTGAACGGCTCAAACCCACGTGTCAATTTCAAAGATGAAAGCGGCGACTTCATTGAGGTCAAGGGGGGCGCTGGTACTTTCACACACGATCTTACCGCGAGATCTGTATCCTTTGGTAGTGGCCCCAATAGCCTAAATTTCAGCCACAGCACTGGCGCGGTAGACGCCTCTGGCGCGATCACTGCAACTGGCGGCTTCGTTGGCGATGTGACCGGTGATGTGACCGGTGATGTGACCGGTGATGTGTCGGGCAGCTCTGGCACCTGCACCGGCCTTGCAGGCAGTGCAACCGTGTTGGCCACCGCTCGCAACATCGCCGGCCAATCGTTTGACGGATCTGGCAACATCACGATTGCCACCACGGACCTCAGCGATGCTGCCAGCTTCAACGCCCCCACGGCTACCAGTGCAGCAGCATGGACCACGGCCCGGACCATCACGCTGGGCGGTGATCTGTCGGGCTCTGTGAGCCTAGATGGTAGTGCTAACGTCACATTGACAGCCAGCATTGACAGCATTGGTGAGGTGGTTGCCCTAGGAACCGATACCACTGGGAATTATCTTCAGACTTTAGCTTGTTCCGATGATGCCATCACGGTTGCCAACGGTGCTACTGAGGGCGGTGCTGCCACCCTTACCCTCTCAAGTCATCTTGAGGGAGTTCATGATGCTGTTGCTGGCGTTAACTCGGGCAGCGGCCCATCTGGTAGTCAACAGTATTATGTGACCCATGCGAATGGCTCAACGAATGCCAATCTGACTGGGTCAACCGGGCGCAATCTGATGGGGGCTGATAGTGATTCAGCAGGACGAAACACCTTGGGGCTTGGTACTGGTCGCTATGGCGACCTTAAGACGGCTGATAAACGGCTGATTGAATCACTGACCTTTGCCCGGCCCTACACCGGAGACAGCCCAGGGGGGTCAAATTTGTTTTCTAATAGCGCCATGGGTAATGCGTACAAGGGCACTTATGTGCTTGACGCCACAGCAGCAACAGGGGCTGTGACTTTCTCCTTGCCCTTACTGCATGCTAGTGATGACGGATCCAGCAAGATGCCCCTTGGGGCGTGCATGAAGATCAAGCTGAGCGCTGTTGGCAGCGGTGGATCGATCACACTCAGCAAGCCCAGTGGGGCAGCTGCAGCCACCAAGATCGATGGGGCTGACACCTTTGTAATAAATGAGGCCAACCAGGCCATCACCGTTTTTGCTGGTCAGGATGCTAATAGCGTCATGCAGTACTTCATAGTCTAACCGATGTTTGACCCTCAAGGATTGGCCAGCCTCGCTCATGTGGGGCTGGCCACCCTTTCAATCATATCAATCTGGATGGGCCAAATGACTCAGGCCAGACTTGACCGTCTAGCCAAAGAGGCCATTACAGATGTGCTGATTTTGAGAGCTGAGATCGGGGCGCTCAGAAATGAGACCCGAAAAGATATCCAAAAACTCAATCACTACCTGCTAAGCATCTCTCAACAGGTAGAGGGCAAATCATCTAGGGTTGCCCATTAGTGTTCCTGTTGCCGCAGTAGGGCCCTGCCCCAACACCAAGCCCCCGCATGACCGGACACAGGTTGAGCCTGAGCATGAGAGCAATACCCACCCCAAAGATCCGAGACACAAGCCCAGCCATCAGGGTTGGCGTGTATTCTTCTGCCGTTTCGAGCTCATAGGCCAAGCGCTGCAAGCCCTCAAGGGCCTCATCAATGCCTGGTGTTTCCTGGTTATCTTCTGCGGTCATTGGGTCCAATGTATCTGCCCTCGCTAAAATTCTGTTGTGATTGAAGGTTTATCTGAGGCGGCCCCCCACCATTACCCTGGTGTGTTGGCCTAGTGTTTTGAGGCGGCCTATGCTGTGGGGCTTGATTGTTAGCCTGTGGCCTGCCTTGAGGTGGTGCCTTGTTTGGATCATGGCCAGCTCCATCACCCTCAATTGAGGCATCTGACGGGGCTAGATCAAAGAGTTTAAGGCGGTTGTATCGGCGTGCATAGGTTTCGGCTGACCCGTAAGACTGCATGGCCACCTTGGCCCCAGTGTCCCACATGATAGGACACCGAGTATTAGTCCATTGCCCCGAGTGCTTATGGACAACGGTTGTGACTAACCAGAAACCTGCACCGGCCTCAGGAATGGGGACACACTCATCAAGGATTGCCAAGCCCACAGACCCAGCCACAGCCTCAGCATAGGCCGCCTTCACATTGGTTAGATCTGCATAGTCATAACCGTAGCCTTTTTTCCCCTTGAAGGGTACAGCGCAGGCGCGTTGAGCGTCAGACATTGCTGAAAATATTTTGTCGCACTCTTCTGACCAACCCATCACTCACCTCCAGCTGAACGCGTGTTCAGTATTAGCAAGCCAAACAGGCTGCAACAAGCAAGCGGTGCACGCATGCTGCCAAGGTGTGTCAGTATTGGTTGCATACAGATCTCTTCCCTGATACCCATTAAGGGCCTGGTGATGCTCATCATCTGGCGATCCCTCCATCTCCCAGCCGGTGTGTGTGATATTGGCTGGGGGTGGTCTTTGTTTAGTCTTTGCCAGCTTTGGACCCTCCGTGCTGACCTAGATAGCGTACATATTCACACCCACACACACAATAGAAAATATCTAAATTTCGAACCTTTGATCTGTGTGTATGCGTCAAGGGCTTGAAAATGCTACATTGATCGGGCTATGCCGATCACGTCCACCAGTCCCACTGTAAGCAAAGAGCGCCGGCCTTGCTTTTACTTTAAAGTTGCAGGCGTGCCCGTTCTCTATGGGTCAGTAGAGCCACCAGCATCAACCTATGATCTAAACGGCACAGCCACCAGCTATGAGCGGCGGGTTGCTGTTGTCCCTAAGATGGGCATGAGGTTTGAGCGTCGGCTCAATGTTCGGGAAAGTGTGATCGAATGTAGGCCGGTTGAGATTGTCTTGAGCTCTAAAGAGCTTGAGGGCAACGCTGACAGCTTTGATGCTGGCATGGTTTTTGGGCGGCTCGGTTTTGCTGGTGCTGATTCATCAATGGAGCTGGCGCCGGGCCAGGAGATCAGGCAGACGGCTGCCACACCCATCACTATCACAATGGAGCGCGATCCAAGCTCAACCTTTAGCTCAGGGGATGTGCTCCACATTGGTCAAGAGGCATTCCTCTGTGGAACGGTGAACGCCTCAGCCAAGACCATTGAGCTTGTCCAGCGGGCTGTGATGGGTACTCGAAAATCAGAGCATCTATATGACACCAGCACACAGGTCCAACTGATAGCATCCAAGCCAGCGGTATACTTCAAGGGTCGGCGGGCGGTCATCTATGAGGGCACAACCCTGGCCGATGGCACGGGGGTTGACTGGGTGGAGCGGTGGAGAGGCTTTATGGCTTCAGAGCCTGAGATCTCAACATCAGGGAAGGTGGCCACGGTCAGCCTTAAGATCTCGCCCCTCACGGCTCTCTTGGATCTAGAGATGGGCACCCAGGCCCAAGATCTGCACCTCTCAAGCAAGGCTCATGCTTTTGGGTACGGCACAGGCCATTGGATTGATTTCCTTGAGCGGACGCCTAAGGGTTCACTGATTAACAATATGACCGGGCTTGCTGGCACTTTCAATGACCCCTGGCACGGCTCTGGGTATGTACCGATGAGCCTTGTGGGTTATGAGCGCTACACTGCAATCTACAACGCTAATCTTGGTGATACAGATCACCCCTTATCGATCCCGTTGGTGGTTGATTCTGGTGGCGATCCATCGTTCAGGGTTTACAAGGCCACCGCTCCAGCTGGTACCCAAACCCCACCAGGAGCCCAGGCAGGCCAAGCCTTTGACGCTCCAGCCATAAAGCTCACAGACTTGCAGGCAATTGAACAGCGGGGGGTTGATGGTGATGGATACAAGATCCCCCTGAGCTCAAGTGCTTTTGTGGGGAATGATTCGGCACAAATTAAAAACGCTGAAGGCTCACACATCAGAGAGGTCAGCCTCATTTATGGTGGGGGAACACCAAGCCCTGGTGAAGTCAGGATCGTGGGTTGGCCCAGCGGCTTAGTTGAGGCCATTAATGCCACGGGCTCAGGCGGATTCAGGCAAGGCTTCAACTCTCCGTACTGGAAGACTGAAGAGGCAATTGATGGCGGTGGTGGCCTGCTGCAGCTGTACCTTGATCTTGACGCGCGGGTCCTGCGGTTTATGTCCAACATCTCAGTGCTCGGTGAGGGTGTCCTCACTGCCCACTTTGCTGATGGCGGCTTTGCTTCAGAGGCCTATGAGAGCTTTGACAGCACCACGGGGTATGAGCACAGGTGGAAGCTAGAGAGCGGCAATCTTGAGCCCCGCCCAAGGCGTGACCATACCCAGACCCTCAGCCATATGGCCTTTGCTGTGGGTGACCAAGACTACGACAACACCATCTCAGTGACGGTGCCCGGTGCGCGTGCCTCTGGCGCCTCATTTGTTGAGGTCCCTGTCACCATTGCGCGGGCCTGGTATCAAGAGGGCGAGACCTACCTGTTGGTTGATGGCCCTGTCCGCGTGCCAAGCGCTGGTTCACTTTTCATTGAGGCTGAGCACCCAGAAGATGGGCCACTTGGGATCCTTAAGGTCAACCTTGCCACGTCCACCACGCTGGGTGATGGCTCAGTTGTGACACTGTTGACACTGGCAGATCTTGAGGACCACAGCCAGGCAGAGCCCCAGAGGCTGCAGAGCTTTGCTGAGTACGCTGGCCAGGATAGGATCAAGCTCAAAACGGCTGCAGTATTTGCCCAAGGTGCGCCCATTGGTGAAGTGCTGCTTCAGCTGCTCTGCTCAAGCGGTGGAAACTCAATCACCTCATCCACTTATGACCGGCTGCCATATGGTGCAGGCCTGACAGACGGTTCAACGGCGGGGGCCAGCGCTGACAGCATTGGCACTGAGGTTGATGTTGACAGCTTCCTCAGCATCACAAGCCCCATCCCTGATGCTCAGTTCCGGCCTGTCTGGCGTTCAGGGCAGTCAATCAAGGAGGTCATTGGCGGCCTTCTCAGGGCTTGTGGGTATGTGCTTGATCTGGTGGTCAATGATGCAGGCCAGTGCAGGATCGCTGCTGTCCCACTGGGCTTGCCAAATCGGGCACAGGTGGTGGCCAACATCACCACGGCAGACATTGCCAGCAATCCCAACCCAAGATCGGACACAGAGCTTGCCAAGGCTAACGTCTTTGAATTTCATTTTGCCTATGATGCCCAAGGGGGTCACCAGACGCAGCGGGTCAAAGATGCTGTCAGCATAGATATCATCGGTGAAGAGAAGGCCATCAGCGTGCCTCTTCCAGGGGTAGAGCTGGCCAATGACCTCAGCCGGGTGGCCCAATTGCGGCCAATCTTCTCACGCCTCCGGTATGAGCTGGCCTTACCACGTAGAATCTATGAGATGACAATCAGGTCAGGCCTTAGTGTTCAGGCCAGGGTAGGGGGGACATACACCCTCACTCATCCTCACCTCAGGGGCGTCAAGTCAATGGGCCTCACAAGTGAGCTGGTGCGGCTACGCTCTTTGACTGAGAACGGCTGGCAGCCCGGTGCGCGTGCTCGTTTTGTAATGTATGGGGCTGATGGCAGCGGCTGGGGGCCATCTCTAAGCGTCACAGGGGTGACCAATAGCACAACCCTTGTGATCGCCTCAGATCGCCATTCTGGAGCTCAAACGGTTGACGCTGAAGGGTTCAAGATTTTAGCCACGGGGGATGAGGTGTTGCTCCATGCAATTGGAGACATGGACAACGCCACCAAGCACACAATCACTGCGCTCACGGATACTGCCATCACTCTGAGCTCTGCCCATGGGTTGACGGCCAGCGGGTCAAGCGTGATCGGGTTTGTGGTGCCAATGCGCTCAGCTGTGGATACGGTCCCAACGCCTCACGCTATTTATGGTTACATCGGAGGGGTCACGATCACATGAGCAATACACCGATTAGCAAAACAAGGCTGACACCTCCACAGTTGGCAGTGAGGGAGTGGAGGCGGCCCCTGAGGTCAGAGCCCCTGACCCGCATGGTTGAGGTGGTTAACCATCTGTTGGCCTACCACCCCTGCTTGAGCTTCAAGCATTTTTTCAATTCTCCCTGGGGAACCGGTGACGCTGCCCCCCTGGATTCTACTGGCCTAAGGCCTGCAAACAACACAGGGTTCTGGGCAAACCCTAACCGGATCCATTATTGGGATCACGCTGCTGCCGGTATTGAGCTTGACGGTGTCAACGTTCTGATGATTGATCAGATCCCGATACCATACACCTCACCATATTGTGAGGCCCTTGAGGTGATCTTCAGGTACCAGGGCCATGAGTTCAACCTCAACCCTAATGAGTCGCGGGTGTATACCTCGGGGGCCACCAGTCAAAACCTGTACAGCTGGTTTTTTGGTCTGCCTCACAGTCTGCCTGCAACCCTGGACAGCCCAGATGCTAACGGCATCAGCTTGACGGGTGGGAATAGTGTTCAGCACATAAGCTCACTAAGGCAATATGTTGACAACGACAGGACCAACGCAGGGCTAAGCACAGATGACAAGCTCACCTCATCCTTGTGGGATGAGTGCAAGATTGCCCTAAGACTTAAAGATTCCAGCGGCAATATCATTGATCCTGCCAGCGGCTCGGGCTGGGCCATGATTCTCAAGCCCTCAACCGGTGGCTTGCAGGCAGGTGGCATGGGTGGGGGTGATCACTTCCCAGTGCGCGCCCTCAAGTGTGTGCATCGCAGTCAATCACCAGCAGCTGAGGATAAACACCCACGCGCCCTAGAGTATGGCGCCAAGGCCAAGACGGGTGAGGGTTTGATCTTAGAGATTGGGTACAACTACGTAAGGCCCCACGATGTGACAGTCAGCGAGATCCGGCCATCGGTTCTGCCCACCGGGATCTTTGTCAACCCGCCACTATTCCCGGCTAGCTTTCCCACCAATCAGCCCACCCAGAATGAGTCAACCACTGGAGGGGTCCAGGAGATCTATCTCTACAGCGGGCACCTTTATATTAGGTTTACAGCCAGAGCCAATGCCACCAACGGGATCGTATTCTTCCCGGAGCCACCCACATCAAGCTGGCCTTTCAGCGGTATGGGCTTGAGCGCTTCAGCGGTCTCAGGTAACTCAGACTTTGACACCACGGCCTGTGCCTCAGATCAATTTGAGTACCAGGGGGCCTGTTATGGTGACGCGGTAGGAGGTGAGCTCACCAGAATTGGGGGCAGCGCTTCAGGCTTTAGCGGCACCCCTTCACCTGGTAACAATTCGACACAGAACACGTGGGCGATCCAGCCATCATCAAACACGGAGTGGGACAACATGGGTGAGATGGTGCTCCAAAACGGTGGACAGGTCTGGCATTCAGCCCTGGGCAATTGGCCTAATGATATCGTGGTTGTGAGTTCAAATCAGCCTTATTCAATCGAGGATTCAGGGAGGGTGCCCACGGGCACAGAGAAGGCCTTTGTCAGAATTCCAATATCCTCGATCACGGCCTGGGGTGGGTCAATCTCAACCGGTGATGCCAAGGGTGCCACAGCTTTTGCTATCTATGACTCAACCACTACCAAGCAGGGTGAGATCTATCACGCCCAAGAGAGTCAGAACGGGCCAGCGGGCATGCTCAATGACTTTTTTGGCCTGGGTGCCAGTGCGGGCACCATAAACATCTTAGAAAACACTGTGAACCTTGACGCGGTCAAGGCTGAGTTTGACTCTATGGGGGTTGATTAGGGTTAGGCCTTGGGCCTCCGCTTGACCCCCCCTCACATCATTGCCCATATGATGCCCAGAATTGCGCTGAGAAGTGAGATCACAGACCCACCCTCACTCTGGGCCTCGGCTGTGGTCACTGTCCGTGTGATTGTGATTGTCACTGGCTCACTCATAGCTTCCCACCTTCCACGATCTTGACCTTCTCAACATGGTGCCCACCATACTGCAGAAGGATCCTCTCCTCACCCTCAGCGGTCACGGGTGCCACATCAACAGGATCACCCATGTCATTGTATGCAACCCAAGCAGTACCAGTGATGGCCTCACTGCCCTGGGAGGATATTTTTGAGCAGTGCTGAAAGCTCTCCAGGTGCTCAAGTGCCCAGCCCATTGAAGCCCGGTCCCCCTCTCTAATCAAAACCGTGAAAGGCATAACATCACACCTAAATCTGTCATCTCCGCTGACATGGTAAAAGCTGTGCCCGCTTTGCCGGGGAGGCTCTACAGGGGCAGCCTTGTACCCTGCCCACCTTCCCTGTTTAGCGTTTTGAACCTGTCTGATCTTGTCAATCACAGACACAGGATAGAGAGAGACCTGACCCTGGCCCTGAGGGTTCGGCCCCTTAACCGGGCTCTCAATTAGGCCCTCTTTCGTCATGGCATGTAGGATCCTATAACTGACCTTTGCGGCCCTCAAGACCTCTGCAAGTCTTATCGTCTCGCTCATTTTTCAATTCCCTCCAGCCCGGTGTGTGTGCGGGCGGTTGCTAGTACAGGTCTTATGGTTTGCAGCTGAGCAACAACCTCAGAGAAGCCAGCAGGATCCTCCACTATGACACCCAGCTGCCCATTAGATCGCGCAACAAGATCACCGTGCGCCTCTGAACTTTCGCTTCTGCAGTGAGTGTGCCACTCCCCTGCATCATGGGGCTGCATAAAGTCAGCCAGTGCCTGCCCATCATTTGCCCAGGCATCCCAGACGCTGACCACTGTGACCCCATCGATTAGCAGAACGCTCAGGCTCGCGTTGTCTTCTCTCAGTTCAAGTCTCTTGCTCATCTTGTCTCTCCTTGTTTGTTTCGTTCCCTCACCATCTGTATAAACCTTACCCGGTGAGGTAGGGTATAGGCAAGAGGAATCGCCCTCAAAAAATGACAATCGTAAAAACGCTATGTGTTCAGGTGTTTAAGTCTGCCAAAGGGGCGGGTCACCAGGGCAGTGCGTCAAAAACATCAGCACCAACTGTGCCCGTCTCGATTTCATCAGCCAAGGCTCTGAGCCTTTTGACGGTCTCATCCTTATCAATGTGGGTCATTAGGCCAAGCGCTTCATTGATGAGCTCAGATCGTGGCCTATCGGCCCCTAGCCCGTTTCTTGACCCCTCAACCTCTCCATCTCTTAGGCTCTCTATCAGTCTGGGTTTAGAGGTGCCCACGGCTAACCTGAGGCCATCAATGTTGTTCGGTTTGAACCGTTCCCCCAGCAGGCTCACTATTGCTCTCCGGTGTGCAAATTCGGCCTTTATCTTGTCGTATCGCTCTGTGTGCTGGCCTTTTGTCTCTGGTGCCACGGTTGATCCTCTCCCTATACCACTGGGGCAGTCGCCCCAGTCGGGTTTTAATGCTCATGTTTTATCCCTCCAGCCCGGTGTGTGTCAGGCTATGATCTAACCCTACCACAATGGGTAAGGGTGTGCACTTCAATTGTTTAGCAAATCAAAAAGAGCTGTACTTTTCAGCCTCTCTTCAATGTGTAAGCGGGTAGTCTTTGCCATCACCGTTTTCTGTCTCAACTCCCACAGCCGGTTAAGTGCCTTATCTCTTTTCTCAGCCTTCTCTTTGGCGTTCTCAAGCTCTGCCTCTGCCTCTGCTAGGGCTTCAGCCTGTTTAATGGTTGCAGCCTCTATGGCCTCAAGCTCTGCCCTGAGGCAGGGCTCTGTTAGTGGTGCTGTAGTGCTGTGTGTGTTTTTGGTGTTCATCTTTCATCTCTCCAAGATCATCGCCCCCCCCTAAAAAGGCATCTTCTTCCATTGGGTGACGTGGTGACGCTCAAGTGATAGTTCTTTTGGGTTTCTCATCATTATTGTCTTTATTAGTTCAAGATCCGCCCCGGTGAGAGGGTCAGGGAAGACCAATGTGGGCTGTTCTTCAACATGTTGCCCCGTATCCAACACTGCTATGTTCTCGCGGAAAGTAGCCACCCAGAAATGTTCAACGGGGGCCGCTTCAGGCTCTCGCTCAAGGGTCAGCTTTTCCACCTGGTCAAGCTCACGCCATGATGGGAAGTATTCACCGCTCATCAGGCGCTCAAAATTCTCACGGCTGCCCTCCATTACTGAAAGATCAAAGCGCCGGCCAGGGGTGCAAATCTTGTCACCGTATCTTATCAAGTAGTAAATCATTGCGATCCTCCCTCAATCATCTTCAAAGGATTGCGCCTGGTCCTTGCCTGCTGGGCGCGATCTCGGTCAGCCTGCTCAAGATAGCTCACCATCTGGTTGTGGCACATCTGCTGGGCCACCCTTCTGATGGGGCCAAGCCAGTCACCATTGACCGGCTCAACCACACTGAAGGCCTTGAGCATCAGCTCATGATGCTGGTTATTGGAAACGGAAGAACAAGAAGAAAAACAAGCAGACATAGCGCCCACCCTTTCAGCCCTTGCGGGCAATAGCGCTGACGTGATCAGACCTTCTCTCGATGCGACCACTTCGCAGGGTCCACCAAACGCTGATCCAGTTATCGCCAAACCCTGACGCTGCGCTGTCTGCAGCCACTACACCGGAATACCCCTCTGCCTTGTGTGTAACTTTCTCCCCTGCCTCATACCTGCTGCTGTCTACGTTGCTCATCTCGTTTCTCCTTGTTTCCCTCACCATCTGTAAACACCTTACCTAATAAGGTAGGGTATGTACAGATAAAAGTGGATAAATCGTAAAAAGTTAATGCCTTCAGGCACTTGGCAGCCTAGTGATCACCGGCTGGCCCAGCCCTATACCCTGGGGCAGTGATCACAGTCCGCCCATCAGCATCAGTGCTGACTGTGGCAGCGGTGGCCGTGAAATATTCCACAGCCTCAAGCACATCACCCAGGGTCACCCCGTAGTGAGCGCACACAGCCTGAAACGTGGCCAAGTGGGCCACCCTTCTGATGGGGTCACGCCAGTCACCATTGACCGGCTCAACCACGCTGAAGGCCTTAAGCATCAGCGCATGATGCTGGTTATTGGAAACGGAAGAAGAAGAAGAAAAACAAGCAGACATAACGCCCACCCCTTCAGCCCTTGCGGGCAATGGTTAGAAGTTCGCGCACCGGCTGAAATGAATGCCAAGCTCAGGGGTCTCACCCTCACTCATCACAACGATCCGATCCTTAGAATCGAATGCAGCGAGGGCCTCAAGGCGCTCAACAAAATTCGCGGCATCAGTCACACAGGAAAACCTCTTTACCTCATTGGTGCGAGGACACTTGACCAGAAAGCGGTTGAAGAAATTTGCCGCCTTGCGCTCTACGAAAATCACCATGCTTGCTGCGTTGTTCATTTTGTTTCTCCTTTGTTCCCTCACCATCTGTATATACCTTACCCGGTGAGGTAGGGTATGTAAAGGGGAAAACGGATAAAAGTGAATAAATCGTAAAAACGTAGTGTTGTTAGGTGCTTAGTATGGCAGGCCGGTGGCCTCACGTAGCTCATCGGTGCGATCTTTACCCACAAAGGTGCGCCCGTCATACATAGCGCGGCCCAGGTCAATGGGTATCATGCTCATGGAGTGGCCAAGGTCATCAGCCCAGATGAGCCCAATGGCCTGCTGCCAGTCCAGTTGAGAGCTACCCTTTGCATGAGGGACAGCACCATCAAGCCTGCAGAGGCACCCTGGGCTCATGGCCGTGATCGTCTTGTATCCTGGGGCGTCGGGTATTGGTATGGTTCGGCTGGCCACCTCACGCCTGTGGATGTGTCCCACCACCTGGCTGTGAGAGTATCCCTGGTTAAGCATAGCCGTGACAGTCTGCCCACCCTTTGACCTCACCAGCTTGCCATGATGGAAGCGCACACCCTGCCACCAGTACGGCGTGCCATATGGGCCTATGTAGTCCACGTCTAAGGCGTCAAGGCTTAGCAGGTTGGGTATTGACATCAGCGGCTTACCATCGAGGCTGTTGGCAGGCTTTAGCCCAACGGCCTCACCCGTGGCGCTATCCATTAGGCTCTTTTCAATTCTGGCCTCATGATTTCCGGCGAGATAGCGGCAGTGGGCACCCCTTGCCGCCTGCCTCAACTGCGAGATCCAATGGTGCAGGGCCACCAAGCTGGGCTGTGTTGTCCATCGAAGGCTTAGATCGGTGGAGTATGAGCCCCAGGGTGCCAGGTCAAGCATGTCACCAATAAGTACAATCTCATCAATCCCATGAGCCCCATCTAAATACTCAACCAACTGGAGTGCCACATCCATGGCCTCAACGTCATGCAAGGGTTGCAGTCTGCCATTCTCCAGCCGTCTGTACCCTACTTGCGTGTCAGGTATCACCACACACAGCCGGGGGCCTCTGGTGGGCTTTCTTGGCTCTCTGGGTATAGGCTTGCACTCAACCCTATTCACCCACCAGCTGGGGCGCTTGGTGAGGCTTGCCTTGACCTGATGCAGGGTGATGATCTCACTGTCTTTGCCTAAGGCCTCCCAGGCGTTGATCTTGTGGTTTGTGACCTCCCACTCAGCCGGGTCAACTCTGGCCACCCTGAGCAGATCTTCAAGCGTGTGGACCTTGCTGCTCTGTATGGTTCTGGTTTCACCATCAGAGGTATCAATGAGGCCGTCCCCTACTGGCTGGTAGGCCTCCCACCCTGAATCCATGGCATCCCTGACAATGCGGTTAACCTTATCCTTTCCAATCCCAAGTGCCTTGCCAACCTTTCTAACGCTCCTGAGTTCTCTATAGAGCTCTAATATCTGAACCTTGATCGTGTCGCTCATTTTGCCACCAGTGAGCCAGCGGCATACCCAATCCCAGCAAATGCAATGGCGATCACAGGCTTTACCCACCAGGGCGGGGGGCCTGTGTTAAGGGTGGCTTGGTAATAGCTTAGTTCAGCTCTATGGCTCGCCTTGGCAGACCTTAAGGCCTCCCTCTCATAAGTAAGCTCAGCCTGTAGTTTTGGAAGCTCAACCCGTTTGCATTTCAGTGCAGCTCTCACCATATCAGGGGGCAACACTAGACCGGCACAGCTGGCGGTGTCACCGGCCTGGATAGGGTGGGCAAGATTGCAGTCTGTGGGGGTCGACATTAAAGCAAGGACAACAAGTGTGCTAATCATCTTCAGGGTCTCCAAATGCTTGGTTGAGAAGATCGGCCAACCCATCAAGGCTCGCCTCATCAATCTCAGTTGCATGCACTGTCAGCCCCTCGATAGCTTCAGCCTTTTCAGCCTCAGCCCTGGCCAGTCTTTCCGTCTCCTCTTCTAAGAGTCTGCTTTTGAGGCCCTCCATGCGTCTCAGGGTCCGCCTTGCAAAAAGTGCCCTGACTAACGCCCCCCCACCAAAAAATGCCAGGATCGAAGTGATCCAAGTGGCCAGGCTCACTGAAGTCTTGCCTTAATAGCGGTAACAATAACCGCTGAAAGACTAGCACCAGCGAAGCCCGTGAGGGCTCCCTCTGCCGTGGGTGCTAGGGCAAAGCCAAAGGCCCCGCCAATCAGCAAAGCGGACAGCCTAATTGCTGCCCGTTTCCATGCGTCTGCGATCCACTTTTTGACCAGAGGCTTGCTGGCCTCTGTGATTCCCCAAGTGGCCACGGCGCACAGCGCCAGAGCCTTCATCATTTCTGGCTGTAGTGTCATCGGTTACCTTCTTGGGTTGTTTGGTTTTCTTGCGATCTTCGGCCTCAAGGATCAGGCGTATGAGCCCCACGGTGTTGCAGACCTCAACGATCTGACCAGTGTTCTGCTTGGCCGCCTGCCCTGGGGTCTGTTTTTTTGACTGTGCAAACCCATCGCAAGCACCAGGCCGAAAAAGGCCAAAGATGAGGAAGATCACAGCAATGGCCAGGGCCATGGCTTCGAAGCACTCACGGGCCATTGTTACCGCCTCTCATTCTTAGGATTTGCAAGATTGCCCTGCTGTCACCCTCAAGCCTTGCCAGAAGCTCCCTCTGTCTTCTGAGTTCGGAGCGCACATCTTTGATCTCAGCCTTAGTTTCTGCGGCTGTATCGCGTGCCTCTTTGGCATCAGCCTCAAGGGTGGTCATCTTGGTGGCACCAGCTGCCACGGCTGTGACCAGCGCAATGATCTGCCCAATCTGAAGTGTCATGCTGGTGGGCTTGATTGGGGTATTCATCGGCGCACCCTTTCAAAATGATGCGGATCGGGTGTGCTCCAGCGCCCTCCC